GTCGACAGCGTGGACTGGCTGGAGCCGCTGATCTGGGCCGAGGCCTGCCGGCGCAACGGCTGGCAGTCGATCGAAAGCCCCGGCTTCGGCAAGGGCTACGCCGAGGCGCTGACCATCTGGCGCGAGTACATCGACAGGCTGAACGCGCTCCGCGACCGGAAGGGCATGGCGGTCATCCAGATCGCCCACACCGACATCAAGCGCTTCGACAGCCCCGAGCACGAACCCTACGACCGGTACGTGATCAAGCTGCAGGCACGCGCCTCCGCGCTGCTGCAGGAGCACTCGGACGTGGTGCTGTTCGCCAACTACCGGATCTCGGTCAGCAAGTCCGACGTCGGCTTCAACAAGAAGGTGACCCGGGCGCTCGGGTCCGGTGCGCGCGTCATGCACACCGAAGAGCGCCCCGCCTTCCTCGCCAAGAACCGCTACGGCCTGCCGGAAACCCTCCCGCTCGAGTGGTCGGAGTTCCTGGCCGCCATGCCCCAATCCGCCTGATTACGACTGAAAGGACAGCACGATGGCACGTTTCGACACCGCCTTTGACGCCGCCGGCATCGAGCCCACCACCGCCTACGAGATCCTGCCCGCGGGCAAGTACCGCGCCCAGATCGTCGAGAGCGAGATGCGCGTCACGAAGAACGGGATGGGGAAGTATCTCTGGCTGATGCTCGACATCCTCGAGGGGCCGCAGCAGGGCCGCAAGGTCTTCGACCAGCTGAACCTCGTGAACGCCAACCCGACCACGGTCGAGATCGCGCAGCGCACGCTGTCGGCGATCTGCCACGCCACGGGCAAGCTGCAGGTGAACGACAGCGAGGAGCTGCACCTGATCCCGATGACGATCCAGGTCGGCGTGAAGCCCCCGAAGGACGGCTACGGCGAGCGCAACACGATCCGCTACCTGGTGCCGGAGGCCCCGGCGCAGGCGACCCCGCCGAAGCCCGCCGCCACGCAGCCGACCAGCGCGCCCGCGCAGTCGGCGCCCGCCCGCCCGGCCACCGCGCCCTGGAACCGCAAGAGCTGACGCCCTCGGCCGCCGCGGGCTGAGATCCGCGGCGGCCCGGACATCGCCAGACCCGAGAGACCGACCATGACCAACACTACCGACGCGGCCTGCGTGGCCGCGAACGCCCCCGGCTTGCCTGACGACACCCGGCGCCTGATCGAGATCGAGGACGCCATCGCGAAGATCCGCACGCAGATCGCGACCGCCGATCTGACGCGGCAGCGGACGGCGAAGCCGATCGACCCCGACTGGTTTCACCGCGCGCGCACGGCGCTGCGCCACCTCAATCGCGAGCGCGCCGAGATCGTGGCCCGTCAGGGCGGCCGCCGCCGGCGCGAACGGCTCAAGGACATGATCATCGCCGTACTCCGCGAACGCCATGACAGCGCCGCCTGGACCGCGGTGCTGGCAGAGGCGCGGGCGCGGCTCGAGCGGGAGGAGGCATGCTGATGGCCGAGCTTCCCGAACCCCCGACGCCGACCCTGTCCGCGATCTACGCCTCCTACGAGGCTCGGCAGGGCGACGGCTTCCGCGACCACCTCGGCGCCTCGCTGATCGGCAAGTCCTGCGCCCGCGCGCTCTGGTACGACTTCCGCTGGGCGACGCCCGCGCGGCACACGGGCCGCATCCTGCGGCTGTTCGAGACGGGCCAGCTGGAGGAGGCCCGGCTCGTCCGCGACCTGCGCGCCACCGGCGCGACGGTTCTGGAGGTCGATCCCGAGACCGAGCGGCAGTTCCGCGTCGAGGCACATGGCGGGCATTTCGGCGGCTCGCTCGATGCGGTCGCCCTCGGTCTGCTCGAGGCGCCGAAGACCTGGCACGTCGTCGAGTTCAAGACGCATTCGGCGAAGAGCTTCGCCGAGCTGGTCGCCAAGGGCGTCGTGCTCGCCAAGCCCCAGCACGCCGCGCAGATGCAGGTGTACATGCACCTGACCGGCATCACGCGGGCGCTCTACGTCGCGGTCTGCAAGGACACCGACGCGCTGCATATCGAGCGCGTCCCGGCCGACCCCGCGATGGGCGAGCGCCTGCTGGAAAAGGCCCGGCGGATCATCTTCGCCCAGCACCCGCCCGAGCGGATCAGCGCGGATCCCGCCTGGTTCGAGTGCCGGTTCTGCGACCACCACGGGCTCTGCCACGGCGAGGATGCCGCGGCTGTCACCTGTCGGTCCTGCCTGCATTCGACACCGGTCGAGGGCGGTTGGCACTGCGCACGTCACGGTCGGCAACTCGACCCTGCCGACCAGCGCCGCGCCTGCGCCCGGCACCTGTTCATCCCCGATCTCGTCCCCGGCGAGGTGAGCGACGCAGGCGAGGACTTCGTCTCCTACCGCATGCGCGACGGCTCGGCCTGGACCAACGACGCCCGCGAAGAGGAGGCCGCCGCATGCTGACCCTGCGCCCCTACCAGCAGGCCGCGATCGCCTCGATCTACGGCTATTTCGAGAAGGAGAGCGGCAACCCGCTCGTCGTGATCCCCACGGCCGGCGGCAAGAGCCTCGTCATGGCCGCCTTCATCGACGGCGTGCTCAAGGCCTGGCCGGACCAGCGCGTGCTCGTCGTCACCCATGTGCGCGAGCTGATCGCGCAGAACCATGCCGAGATGCTGGGGCTCTGGCCCGAGGCGCCGGCGGGCATCTACTCGGCCGGGCTCGGCCGCCGCGACGCGCGGGCCCGGATCCTCTTCGCCGGCATCCAGTCGATCCACGACAAGGCGACGCGCATCGGCCATGCCGATCTGGTGCTGATCGACGAGGCCCATCTGATCCCCGGCCGGTCGAACACCATGTATCGCCGCTTCCTCACCGACCTGCAGGCGATCAACCCGGCGCTGAAGGTGATCGGGCTGACGGCGACGCCCTTCCGGCTCGACAGCGGCATGCTGCACGAGGGCGAGAACGCGCTCTTCACCGACATCGCCTACGAGGTGTCGGTCCGCGACCTGATCGATCAGGGCTATCTCTCTCCGCTCATCTCGAAACAGACCAAGACCCGCCTCGACGTGACCGGCGTGGGATCGCGCGGCGGCGAGTTCATCGCGCGCGATCTCGAGGACGCGGTCGACCAGGACGCCATCACGCGCGCGGCCGTGGCCGAGGTGATCGCCCATGGCGAGACGCGCCGGTCCTGGCTCGCCTTCTGCTCCGGCGTCCGCCACGCCACCCATGTCGCCGAGGAGTTCCGCCGCCGCGGGGTCAGCTGCGCCACCATCTTCGGCAAGACGCCGAAGGACGAGCGCGACGCGATCATCGCCGCCTTCAAGCGCGGCGAGATCAAGGCGCTGGCCTCGATGGGCGTGCTGACAACGGGTTTCAACGCGCCGGCCGTGGATCTGATCGCCATGCTGCGGCCCACGAAGTCGGCCGGGCTCTATGTCCAGATGGCCGGACGGGGCACGCGGCTTGCCGAGGGCAAGGAGAACTGCCTCGTTCTCGATTTCGCGGGCAATGTCCGGCGGCATGGCCCCATCGATCTGGTGCGGCCGAAACGGCCGGGCGGTCCGGGCGACGGGCCGCCGCCCACCAAGATCTGCCCCGTATGCGGGACCATCGTGGCCATCGCCGCGCTCGAATGCCCCGGCTGCGGCTTCGAGTTCCCCGGCCGCGAGGTGAAGCTCGAGCCGACCGCCTCGACGCTGGAGGTGCTGTCGACCGGCAAGCCGCAATGGGTCGGCGTCACCGACGTCACCTTCAGCCGCCACGAGAAACGCGGCGGGCGAGTCTCGCTGAAGGTCACCTACCGCTGCGGGCTCGCCTTCCACACGGAATGGGTCTGCTTCGAGCACGAGGGCTATCCGCGCCGGAAGGCCGCGAGCTGGTGGCGCGAGCGGGCGCCCGAGCTGGAGGTGCCCGAGTCCGTCGACGAGGCGCTTCTGCTGGCGGATCGGCTGCGCCGCCCCACCGAGATCGCCGTCCGCCCCGCGGGCCGCTTCACCGAAATCACCGCCTACAGGTTCGCCCCATGCCTTACAGCCGTGCCGGGCTCTGCGCCGTCTGCCATCGAGAACCCCGCGGCTGGGGCTGGTTCGACGCGCGCTTCCGCGTCTCCGACCCGCGGCGCGACACGAGCCGCAGAGACCTCTGCAGCCGGGTTTGCCAGGACATCTGCCACCGGAGGTCGGGCATGATCGATCCGACCCCCAATGAGACGGCGGCCATGGTCGAGGGCGGCAAGGCCGGCGGCGCCTATCTCGACAGCCTCGGCCGGACCGATCTCGCCCTGCTCACCGAGGAGGAGTGGGACACCTTCGTCGAGGTGATCGTCACCGGCTACTGCGACCACCTGCGTGACCTGGCGGCGAAGGACCGTGCCCGGCTCGACGGCATGATCCCGGAGGTGCCCTTCTGATGGCGGACACCTCGTGGATGGCGCGCGTGGGCGCGCGTCTCGTGACCAACGGCTACGCGATCCTGCCGATCGCGCCCGGCACCAAGAAGCCCGGCCAGTTCGCCCGCGCGGCCTGGCACGACTACCCGCAGTGGAACCGGCATGCGAGCCGCGCCACGACCGAGTTCGAGGTCGCGACCTGGTCGACCTGGCCTAGCTGCGGCGTCGGGATCGTCGGCGGCGCGGTCGCCGCGCTCGACATCGACGTCGCCGAGGATGGCGAGCTTGCGCTGCGCATCGAACGACTGGCCCGCGAGCGGCTGGGCGACACGCCCGCGCTCAGGATCGGCAAGGCACCGAAGCGGCTGCTGGTCTATCGCACGCGAGAGCCCTTCGCCGGGATCCGGCGCGCGCCGCTCGAGGTGCTCTGCCTCGGACAGCAGTTCGTGGCCTATGCCAAGCATCCCGACACCGGCCAGCCCTATGC